ATATACTGCGCGGCAGTGTGTGTAAAGTTCAATATACAACTCATCCGGCATCGGCTTCATCTCGTGGGAGTATCCTAAATACCGAGATAGGGTTTCGCGATACTCAGGGAATGAGCAGTCTATATCTCGCAGAAAGTCCAGAATAATGGTTTGAAACTCTGGGGAAATATCGGCGATGGTCACGGGCTTCGTGGCATCGGACGCAGACGCGGGTTTGGCATTATTCTTGTGTTTGTTGCCCTTCTTCTGTTTGTTTCCACCCATTGAAACTTATGTATTATGTATTATAAATGAATGTATGTATAGTAGAATATCAAATATTTAAGTCGGTTATTTGTAAAATAATGATGATTACGAATTTTATGCGGGGGCTAAAAAAATTGAAATATTTTTCTAGGTATTGCGTGAAATACAGAAGCAGAACAATGGATACGAACATTACCGTCGCCGCCGTCGCCGCCGTCGCCGCCGTCGCCGCCGTCGCCGCCGTAGAGCCGACGAAATTGAAGACCGAAGACACAGGTAAGATTTTTGAGAAAGCAATTTGCGATGCGTATGGCATCCCTTATGATGGACCGTTTCAATACAACCAGGCCGATGTGGATAAATTGACGCCGCGATTGAAGCGTCTCGTGACTGACAATTTATTCCCGATGTGTGTTCATACCGCGAGTAAGGGTGCGCGGTATGACTTTACCGTTGCGTCCGAAGACAATGGTGGTGCTGAGGTTCTTCACTTGTCAGCGAAAAGCAATAAGAAAAAGGGTGGAAAAGTGGCGCCGCAGGTGGTGGGGCAGGCGACCCCGCAAAAGTTCTGGGAAGAATACGTTCAATTCAGCGGCGGATCCGGCGGCGCATCAGCAGCGGTTCCCGGCGTAACGGACCCGACAGACCCGACGAACTTGAAAAAATATATCCAAGAAAATATCGCCGCAATTCTGCCGATGCTGTGGCGTTACACATTTGACTCGCCAATCGTATACTATGTACGCGAGACCGACCAGATTCGGTTCATTGCGCCTGCGGCGGCGGCGGCTGCGGCTGCGGGGGTGGTGGTCGCTAGTGAGCCTGACTGGTCTGCGTTTCAGTATTCGTGGTCTCGGTCTTACGACAAATGGACGAATTCTACCAGTCTTCGGGTCGTCGCGCCCGGGGGCGGCAAAGAAGAAACCATAATGGAGTTCCAGTTTCATACCAAGAGTCGGCAAAATATGGCAGTTCGATGGGCGATTGACAAGGTGCTTCAGGTATTTGCAGGACATTTCAAGGTAACGGAATTATAACGGCCGCGGGGGAGCGGAGCCGAGCGGAGTCGTCGTCGTCGTCGGTCGGTCGCAGGTGCGACTCATTTTTTTTCCAGACAGAACAGATACTCACAGACAGCCTTGTCTTCATTATACTCAAACGATTTGAACCGTTTGTATTCGCGCTCAGTGACCGATACAGTTCCGTATCGTGAAAGGATTTCCATCATTTTCTCCTTCGTGACGATACTTTCGCTATTATACGATAAGAACACCCACTTCGCACGTAGGCCGCGTATCAGGGTATCAAACGCGGTTTCCGCAGCAGCGCCTTTCCGGCAGAACGAGGACAGAAAGCAGTCCGTTGGAATACCCGTTTTGCCTTTTAAGGGGGGCTCGGCGATGAGTGCCGCGGGAGTCTTCGCGATAATATTCAGTGGGAAATAGTTCTTAGAATACTGGCGCTCATTATAAGGAGGGTCCAGATAGGCGATATCTACGGAGGGGAGGGTAGTGGCGAGGAAGGCGGGGTCGGCGATGACATCGGCGTGGAACGCAGCGGAAGCGGAGTCGACGGCACTTTTTGTGACGGATTCTGTAGCGGACGCGTCAGTGACGGTGTGTATCGGCATTATGATAAACGGTTTCGTCGCCTTGGCTTTGAAGTTCTTCAGATAACAACCGTAGACTGCGGGGACATTGCTGACCGCATCGGCACTAATAATAATAGACGCGAGGATGAACTGATACTCATCGTAGGTCAGGGCGGCGGCGGAGGCGTCGGCGGCGGAGACGGATTCCAGCATCGCCCTCACTGCGTCAATCCTGCGCGCATTTTCAACCGTAAAGAACATCCGCTCATTGCCTTCATAGGGGCTATAGTGTCGCGTGACAAATCCGGGGGGCGCGGCGTGGGCGGCGTCGTGGGCGGCAGCGAGGGCATTCATTTCGGCGATGACCTGGCGGACGCGCTCCGTATAAAATGACCGCGTAAATGCGTGGGCGATGACCGCGCTATATAATTCTGCGTCGTTGGAATATACGGTCGCGCCTTGGAGACGGAAATGGTGAGAGACGACGCCCGTCCCTGCGAAGAGGTCCGCTACGGTCTTGTTTTCGAAGTTTGCGAAACCGGTTTTCTCTTTCATATAATCCGTGAGCCATCCGAGGAGTTGGTATTTAGACCCGATGTAATTCAGGCGGTGGATTTTCGCGGGTGGGGATGGCTGTGAAGGTGTTTGGGTGGACATTATTCAATAATATACACGGTTGTTTATGTATATTATTACTGATTATGAATCAATTTTATACCGGTGACTCCATCATCCGTTTATGTTACGCGCGCGGAATCTTGACGCCGAGAACCGACTGGATTTTATTGACGTGGGTCGGATTGTAGACGCAATTGCCGCCGCGTTCAATCTCCGCGATAATGGAGACGTCCATATTACATTTCTGTGCGAGTTCCTTTTGCGTCAGTTTCTTATCGCATCGCGTCTGGCGGATGGTGTCGCTGGTGGCCTTGGCGACGTATTTTGTCTTCTTCGTGGTGTCGTCGGTGGTGGCGGCGGTGGTTGCTGCGACGATGGCGGACGCTGACACGGACGCCGACGCGAACGCATAATTCCTAGCGGGGGCGGTGGCGGCGGTGGCTGCGGTGGCGGCGTCTTTATACGACGACGGCTTTGATTTACTCATCGTCACTGGAGTCCAGTCTTGGCAATCCGGGGTTGGCGCATCGGGAGTATTATATCGGTTTCGTTGATTGGTGGATGACATTCTCGGTGTAATAGATATTCGCAAAGTGGGTTTATATCTATTATTATGATTATGATTATGATTGCGTGTCGTGGCGTAATAACACATATAGACATATTTCGCGAATACCTGGTAGTTCTATGTCTTGGCTCCTCATCCTAAACTCCGTATTCTTCGTCGCCACACTCACCGAATATCTCATTTGTATGAAGTACATCACAAACAACTACGAATACAAGAACGAATGGTTCAATGTCTTATTGAGTGTGGTGTTCACTCCATTTTATAGCTGTTTCTTTTTTCGTTCATTTTCGTGGAAGCGTATCCGAGATACCTACCTTGCCCCTGAACGCCGGTATTTACTAAAATACCCTCTTATTGTCGGCGCACTTTACACAATAGAAACAGTTTGTGTATTTTATGCGCTGCGAACAGCCACGTTGAGTTATTACACAGTATTGCGGTCTGGGTTCATTATCTTCAATATACCGTGGTTCAAGTATCTCTTGAAAAAACCGGTGACGCGGCTGTATTACGTCAGTTGCGGCGCATTGGTCGTATCGCACGCGCTTGCGGTGGGCAAGTATGTATATTCATCGGGCGGGGGCGGGGGCGGCGGCAGCAGCGGCGACGTAGTCCAAAACACTGTCATTATTATCACGTCGTGTTTTTTGAATTCAGCGTATAATAACGTGATTGAATATTCTATGACGAAACACGGCGACATACTATCCAATATTGATTTCCAAATTATGTTTCAGACCGCTTATTTTGTCATTGTGAGTCCGTGGGCGGTGATGTATACCGTGAAAAACACGCCACCCATTAGTTCGGAGTCGCTGACAATGTATTTCTTCATTGCGTTCGGACTCCAGTTGTATATGTTCAATAAGATATACATTCTAAATAGTCCGCGAAGCATCATACCTGCGAATATTCTACTCAGCGGACTTGACCTGATTCGGCGTGTCATACAATTGACATATTCCTTTGTATGGTTTAACGAGCCATTTGATGCGGTGATTGCGTTGTCGCTGGTGTTTTTGGGGACGTCGGCGGGGCTTCTTTTGTATCAGTATATTTCCGATTACTACTACCGGTCACGGTCGCATTCATTAGGTTCGCCTGGGTCGGAACTACGACTACGACGGCATCATATCTTACACGACGATGACAACAACGACACGTCAGATACTGACAATACTGATACCGGACGCAAGGTAGACGAACAATCCGCCATCGTCTGAGTAAAGTGAATATATAAGTAAAATACGGCGAAGTTCAGGAGAAAAAGTGCCTCTATTGTGAAAATGGGCGTATCCCGAATGACACCGATGACGGTGATAATCGTAAAGAGGAACTGCACGTAGAGAAGGATACGTAGGGTGTCAATGACGTCGGCGTCGTATGTGCCGTAGTAGATATGTCCGACCATAAACCCAAGTATCGCGAAAAATACAGTTGCCCCGAAAAGATAATGAGTCGGTTCATTTTCCGGGATGAAAATAACACCGAATATCCCTATGAGGAGGGTAGTAATTGTGAACATAGACCACCACGGACGCGGGTATTCATAGGCGATAGTGAATCCGGCCATCAAGAGCATACACGCAGCGATGAAGTACCGGGTTTGGAATAGGAAGACGGTTGTCTCTGGGGAGGGGGAGGGGGTGGGGGTGGGGAGGGGAGCGGGGGCAGAGGCGGTGGTGACGAAGAATGGTTCTTGGCTGGTGATGATGCTAGATATACTACGAGAACCACTATCGGAAGTTCGGTATTTGAAATATACCACTCCAATTGGGAGTGCGTATGCGGCGAACATTAGGGTGAGAAGGACGGATGGGTCCATTGATGTCGTGATAATTATATTCTATGATTTTGGAATATAATAATGATTGGAAATGGACGAGCGAATGAGCGAGTGAGTGAGCGAATGAGCGAGTTATTTCAGAACATTGTAAATATTGAACTTATACAAACCGTACATTACCAGCGAAACAATGGATGTAAAACTAGTATAATGACACCATATACTACCATTTGAATCGGTTGTAAACCCGTAAAAATAACCTAACAAAGGAACTATACAAAACGCTATTACTGCCTTGTAAGATACATCCCATAACCATATAAACGGGAATGCAATAAGAATTAGCCATATTGTGGTTGCGAATAATCGTGGAATTCCAAAGTCAAAGTTAGACGATTTCCATTCGGATATAAACCAATCCAGATGTCCTTGTGGTGTCACTGTGGTACAATATTTAATGGGACTTCCGTAGAAATAGTTCAACATCAACAAAACAGAACAAATAGACCAACCTACCATAAAAAGACGGCGGTTTTGACTACATTGAGACCACGGTTTCACGAATAAAGAACCGACGATGGGAGCAACACCTTGTATACATAATATAAATGGAACCAAGGTCATCGTGATGAGTTTATTCGCGGGGGTACATCCTTTACGGGGGTTGGTCAGCCATAGTAAAAACTCTGCGAACTGCATACTACACCAACCAATCAAAACGACACCTAACCATTTGAAATGGGGGACGCCAGAATTGAATAACACGATAATTGCGATGAGAGAGTATAATGTGGTTTTTGCGCTGGATTCAACGCTGTAGCACATTGATTGACTTTGTATATGTATATAACAGTGATTTTAGTTTTCAAAATTCTGGAATGGTTTCATTCATCGCTTGTTCCAGTTCACTCCCCTCATAATACGGAATACTCTCCTCTCCCGTCATTATTTTCACCGTCTTCCATAATCGGATAAACACATTTTCACATACATAAGGGAACGCCGTGGTGTTCGCATACGGCTCTCACTTGATGACATATGACCTGATATTCATACGCAGACAAATCCGGGAAGATGTGGTGTTCTATCTGGTAATTCAACCACCCCTCTAAATAATCGGTGATATTGTTCCTTGTTGTATAATTCGCAGATGAAATACACTGGCGAAGGAGCCATTCGTCGCTTTTTGGGGACACCGATGTGCGATATAAATACAGATCACTATATATACTGAATTTGCCGGATATCTGCTGCCCATTTTGATAGACGGGTTTACATTCGTGTCTTATAATGTAGTTTATTTCTATATCTCTTTGTATGATTATATGCTATTTACACCGTAATACAAAAGTAGATTCGCGATATTGCCGAATAGGTGAACACACGCGTGTGCGTAGGTCGAGGGCCATATGCGCCCGCGTGTCATCAAATAAATGCTTACACCATATGACGAAATAGCTGTGCCGACGAGTGCTACGTATGCGGCGAAGTAATTAGGTGACGCGTGACGGAAAGCGTAATATGTGTTGTATGTTAAACCGTGGACTACTGCGACCATATCAAGTCTGCGCTGCCACGAATATAAGCGAGGATTTCGCCAGTAGAGGAGGGAGGTTGCCCAGACAGAGGCAGGGATGATGGCGAGATGGGTTGACGCGGGGTGAGAATACGCGTAGATGACGGAGGGGATGGTGAGCCAAGCACAATACCAGATGAAGTGTGCGTTTGGGATGGGGAGGGCGAGCACCGTGGTGGGGGGGGGAGGAGGACATTATGTAAATAAAACAATATATACACTAATTGTTATATCTATTTACATAATATTTCATTCCATTCCATTTCATTCCATTCTATTTCATTCCATTTCATTCCATTTCATTTCATTATGGTTCAACTCATTCCTGCGTGCGCCGCCGCGAATGCGAATGCGAATCCGACGCGTTCAGAAATAGACGCGTATATTCACGGCAGCTATGGTTCGGCGGCGGCGGCGGCTGATGCGGAGACTTTGCGAAGCATTGTGCGAGAGATTGAGTGTAAAAGCGGCGCGGGTGCCCTTCTTCATCCAGCCGAGGAGTATTTCGCGGCGGCGGCGGTGGCGGCGGCGGCGAATTATTCTATTGTTTTATCGTGTAAGGAGAGATAATTCACGATATTCTTTTTCAACAAAATACAACTCCACGCGACACTCATTATATATAAGGACATAATACTACTTTGAATAGAAAATGAGCATCCTAAAAAGTAGTCTTGGTTATGATATATGAATATAGGAACATTGATAATCCGAAAATAGGAATACCACAAAAATTGAATGAACTCGGAAAATGAAATCAAATGTCTATGTCCGGGATATTCCTTATACAAATGGTATGTTACATATATCATTATATTTGATACTTCAGCAATGTTACATAAATGTAAAAGAATATCATTGTTTTCAATATACAAAAAATCGTATAATATTTTTATTGATAGCATATGATGAATTACATAGACTGTGCGTTGTTGAATCAACATTTTTCGGGGAAGTTGTGTCGTATCCTCATAAATAGAACGTAATAAGTACAGTAAATCATATAGATAAAACCCTACACTTACGTGAATGGTATAATTCATAGCACCACTGTAGTTAAACTGTATAATATATAGCATACAGTGAATCGCATTTACAATATTATGGGCGGCATTCTTGTTTTCTTTGTATTTATAGATTTCGGTCGTGATGGTGTGCCAAAAGGCGATAATGGGTAGGAGATATGCGATATTCAACATACGGGGGTGGGTGTGGGTGTATATATAGACATTTGCGTGATACGTTTATATATGATTCATAGGCGGTGGTGTGCTAGTCGTCGTCGGCAGCGGCGGCTGCAGCGGTTTTATGACCTGACGACACCACCAAATAATTCGCGATATTCTTTTTCACCAAAGACCAACTACAAACCATACCCATTACATATATAAAATAAACGGAATATCGGTACACGATTGGATAGTTCGACAAACCAAACTCATCATAATAAAGAACAATTGAGCTTCGGATGACACGAAAATAAGAATACCATAGTAATTGGGCGAATTCGGAGACCCAAAGCATCTCGTGACGTGTAGGGTATTCCTTGCGTATATGATATGATAAATACATCGTGATATTGGATAATTCTGCTAGGTAATAAAAATAAAGAAATTTATCTACGTTTTTATCATCAGTTAATGCGGTGTGTAACATATACAACCCGATGAAATGATGAACTACATAAATTGTATACTGTTTTTGTTGTGTTGTCTTTTTCGCGTATAGTGCGTATAATAAATACATTAGATCATAAATGAAATACCCGATGCTCACGTGGATGGTATAATTGTGGTCTTGGTTTATTGTATATTGAAAGATATATCCAGCACAATGAATCGCGCTTACCATATTATTCACTACACCGTGGTCTTGTTTGTGTTTTCGGATTTCGGTGGTGATGGTGTGCCAAAAGGCGATGAGAGGAAGGAGATATTCTATGTGAAGCATAGGAAACAGTTCGTATAATTCATTATAGATTTATGTTTATATATCATTCATTTGACACGTCGGCTGGTTCCTTTTCAATCGCGACCTTCTTCGCCACTTTCTTTATGACCTTGGCGATGTTGCCTTCCTTCTCCCCATCGGTGGCTGCCTTGGAGAGTTTCATATACCGTTCGTTCTCGCGTGTGTTGCTATTCATACAGCGCGGGTTGGCTTTCGCCCATTCACTCACCAGCGCCACATTCTTGTGTTCCACCGCCAGGACCGCGTTCACCATTTTCGGGTGGTCAGGTCCGTCCCGTTCCCACTCATCATCGTCCTTGACATATAATGTATCACGCTTGACGTCGCTACAATGGACTGGGCGCTTGTATACATCCATCTTTTGGAGGTTGTCTATGAGGATGTTTGACATTCCTTTTACGTAACCGTGGGTTCCCACGTTTTCCAGGTCGGTCAGGTTCAGTTGAATGGAATTCACGAAGTCCTTCATATTCATCGCGTCCTTACATTTCTCGTTCAGGAACACGTTCATATTGAATGAGTTGTTGTTGCTATTGATGGTGTTTGCGTTGATGGTGTTATGGTCGCCGTTTGATGCGACCCCGATGGAGGACGGGACTGGGGCGGCGGCTGGGGTTGTATTACTGACTTGTGTTTGTGAATTCTTCATCATTTCTAGGATTTGTGCTTGTAAATTGTTGTTGGTTTTTATTAGCTCGACCATCATTTTCTTACAAAATTGTGTATCAGTTATCATATTACGAAGGTCGGTTGATGTTATTTTGGTATTCTCATCTGGGAAAAAAACGTCATCAGTGTTTATTTCTGATAGATTATTGGATACGAAATCAGTAACCGTTTGTTTATTAACTGCCACACATATTTTTTTATGACGACATAGTCCAGAAAGATGAGAATATTTCTTATTACAGTTGGGGCAAATGAACGATATGGTTGATGACGGTTGGCTCTCAAGCTGATTGGCTTCCATTATCTTTTGATGTTTATAGGTTAAAAGATGCGTGTTGAAATTAGATTGCTTAGAGCATCTAAAGTCACATTTTTCACATACGTATTTGTTGGCATTTTCGGCATTATCAGGCATTATCTCTCCTAAAGAATGTCCTATAATAGCGGTATAAAATAACCCCACCGTTTGGGCGCGCCGGCCACCCCCCAAAAATTGTCAGTGTGGTGTTTTTGGGGGCAAAAATGCGTTTTGTGAGCATTTCAGTCACAACCCAGTTTTTGGGGGTTGCGCAATTCGTGTTTTCAAAACTTCCGCGCGCAAAGCCCGTTTTGGACATTTTTGGCGGAGTTACCATAAATGCCGAGTATCCACCCATTCCAATACTATCAACTTAAGATTATCAAATATCCAAATTCAAACGGAATATTTTCGGCCAGAAATCTCTCGCACATTCATTTTTGAACCGATTCTATTCGGCGGTTTTCTTTACTTCGTTCCATTTTCCATAGTATTATACTTTTGTAGTATATAATCACATAATTCCAATGTCTGCGACAGCGCCATCTACGAGTCGTAAAATAATAGACGGTTTCATCTTCTACAATGAACTAGAGTTATTATCGTATCGGTTGAAAGTCCTGAACGACCTAGTTGACTATTTTGTCATTGTAGAAAGCACGCATACTTTCGTCGGCAAAGAGAAACCGCTGATTTTTAGGGACAATGCGGCCCAATACGCTGAATATAGCCATAAAATCATTCATATTATCGTGGATGATATGCCGTATATCCACCCCAATATCAATATTCGCGCAGGTCAGCAATGGAAAAACGAAGAATGGCAGAGAAACGCGATTGCGACAGGATTTGCGAAAGTATGTGGTGAATTATGTGAGTCAGATATTCTAATGATAACCGACTTGGATGAAATACCTGACCCGAATACATTAAGGAGTATCAAATACGGCGGCGAGGGCGATGGCGAGGGCGAGGGCACGGGCGCATCGGAACTGCTTGCGAAACCCGGTATCTGTATTCTTGGAATGGATTTGTATTATTACAATTTACACGTGAAATATACACAGAAATGTGATTGGCCGAAAATACTTACTTATAGAGCCTATCAAAAAATGAATACAACGTGTAGTTTAATACGAGGAATTACGGCTTGCCCACGTATCGCCGAAGGCGGCTGGCATCTCTCATATTTCGGCGATTACGAGTTTATGAAGAATAAGACAGAGAATTGGTCGCATCAGGAATTGAATAATAGTGATACTACCGATATAGCGAATATCGCCGACCGGGTGAATCGGGGAGTGGATTTATATAATAGGTCCTATGTGTCGTTCCACAAAATTCCCATCAAGGATAATAAATATTTGCCGGTGGATTATGATAAGTATTTGACGAAGTATTACACGGAATGAGTCGTCGCCGTCGGCGGCGATGTCGGAGGATGACCTTGGATGACGTTCTTCAGGAGTTCCTTGAGTATTTTGTTTTCCATAAGAATATACTGGATTTGTTCGGGGGTGAGTGATGCTGCCGCTGCTTCTGTTGCCGCATTACACTTTTTAATGTGCGTATATACCGCGGTGCGAGACTTGAATTCCTTATTACATTTCGCACATGATGGTATTTTCGGCGGGCGCGCTTCTTCTTCGCTTACGTCATTTTTCGGCGGATGATTCTCTATATGCTTGCGCGATTTTAAATGACGGGAATAGTCCTTTTTATTCCTCGTTAAAAACATACACGTTTCACAATTGTATATCACGTGAGGTTCAGACATTATATATCGTAGTTATCCTATTATGATAAACACGATATAATAATTGTGGGAGGTTGAACGAACAGGGGGGGGGGTTATACACCGTTCGGTCACTTTCTGAAGTTAGGGATGTTTGGCATTCCTTCTACAGAATCTACATTTTTCAGGTCTGCCATGTTCAGTTGGACGGAATTCACGAAGTCCTTCATATCCATCAAGTCCTTAGATTGTTCATCAATGTATAGGTTCATATTGAATGAGTTGTTGTTGGTGGTGTTCGCGTTGATGGTGTTGGTGTTGTTTGTAGTATTATTGGTCATATTTCGTTTCTCATATAAGTCACGTAACATACTAATCATTTCTTGGTTACTTTTTAGTAACGTCATAAACATCTCTTTGGTTATTATTATATTATCATTGGTTGATATGATATTCTTATCGTGAACGTTGGTCGGTGGAGTAGAAGGGATATTAACGTCTTGTGAAGAAGACTTTGAACAATTGGATATATGTTTATATATGCTTGTGCGAGATTTGAATACATTATGACAACAATAGCATTCATAACCATCTGATGATTTTACGATTTGACTTGCGAGGCTTCCACCGTCCAGATGTTTCTGTGTCAATAAATGACGGTCATAATCTCGTCTACACGTTGTATAGTAACGACAAGGTTCGCATTTGTAGACATATTTACGGTTCATTTGATGGTTAGATAATGGCATATTTTTATTGTATTTTGATTTATTGGGCCTTACCGGCCTTACCTGCTTTACTGGTTTTATGATTCGTATGGTTCTTACAGGTTTTGATGGGAACGGTTCAACACTATTCAATGTCGCATTCAACGCAACGAAATGCTCTTGTTCCCGTTGCCGTGCTTCACTGAGGTCTTTACAGTTATAGAATGCGATTATATTCATTGACCAGTTATCCCAACCGCCATTATTTCGTATGACTTTATAAACTTTACAGTTATGGCTTGACGAACTACTTTTCATACAAGATAACTGGTGCGCCTTTTTCCTCTTGACGAAATTTACCGTATGCCCTACATACACATCTTGGATACTCGGGTCCTTACACGCTATCTTATAGATAATCGTATTTGAATAATCTATATCGGTGTTTGACATTTTCGTATAATAATAATATTCCACGAAAATAATTTTATATATTATTCGTTGTCTCAATCCAAGGCACTGCTACCACCGCCGCTGCCCTTAGTATGTGATTCCTTGTCAATCGCTACATTCTTCGCCACTCTCTTTATGACCTTGGCGATATTGCCCTCTTTCTCCCCGTCGGTGGCTGCCTTGGATAGTTTCATATACCTTTCATTCTCGCGTGTGTTGCTGTTCATACAAAGCGGATGCGCCTTGGCCCATTCATTTACCAGGGCCACATTCTTGTGTTCCACCGCCAGGACCGCGTTCACCATTTTCGGATGGTCGGGTCCATCACGCGCCCATTCATTATTGTCCTTCACGTATAAGGTATCGCGCTTGACGTCACTACAATGGACTGGGCGCTTGTATACGTCTGTCTTTTGGAGGTTGTTTATCAGGATGTTTGACATTCCCTTTACATAACCATCACGTTCCACATTTTCCAGGTCGGTCAGGTTCAACTGGATGGAATTCACGAAGTCCTTCATATTCATCGCGTCTTTACATTGCTCGTTGAGGAAGACATTCATACTGAATGAGTTGTTGTTATTGTGACTATTTATACTTCCATTATCAACAGTTATATTGGTCATACCTCCGGTTGTAGAAGTATTTACAGTAGTATGCTGTGTTGCCTTCATCATTTCTATCATTTGTGTTTGAATATTAGTATTCGTCATTATAGCATTCATCATTGTCATCATCATTTTCTTCATTTCTTGATTTTCCTCATTACGATCTTTGATTTTGTGATTATTACTTTCATTAGGCGTGTATCTACGTATAATCTTATTTTTCGGTATTGTATCATCAGTGTCATCTGCTTCGACTTCGGCGTCCACATCAGGTTCAACTTCGGCATAATTGTCGAGAATTTGGCCGTTATAGAAATCATCACATTGTTCGTGGGTGTGGAACGTCGTGTCACTGTCTGCGTTTGTTTTTACTGTTTCATTACATTCTTGTCTGTGTCGCCATAATCCAGAATGATATTTATATGATTTCAGGCAATAATAGCATACATACAAATTTCTTTTGTTTTCGGGTTTAATCTCATTATTATCAGTTGGTTCATATTTACATAGTTCATTTTGTTTACAGTATTTGACATAAGATTTTTCGTGATGAATCTGCTTTACTGGGCTTTGAGTATTTTCTTTATTAGCCGCCGTCGGCTTTCGTTGTAAAGGTATTTGATTCAATGTTGCTTTATGTAATAGACAATATTCTCGTTCCTTCTTTATCGCTTCATTAAGGTCTTTACAGTTTATATAGTCAATAATTTCCATTTTCCAATTATTCCAACCACCATTATTCCTTATGACTTGATATACATAACAATTATAGTGAAACGAATTGATATTTGTGCAAGATACCTTATGTGCGTATTTTCTCTGAACAAAATTTGTTGTATGACCTACATATACATCTTGAATATGTTCATCTTTACAGATTATTTTATAAATAATTGTATTTGAGTAATCAATCGCTATTTTTGGCATAATCTTATAATAATCTTATAATAATCTTATAATAATCTTATAATAATCTTATAATAATCTTATGTATCCTAAAGATATCTTTATAAATAATTGATAGATTTTAATCTGCGCGCCGCTGCCGAGCCTTAAAAATGTCAGTGTCATAATTTTATCTTAAAAAATAGAAATAAGAGCATTTCAATCACAAACCGTATTTTTTATGTTGCGCAATTCGTGTTTTAAAACTTTCACGCGCAAAGGTCATTTTGGACATTTATGGCGGATAACAGAAAAGCCCCACCCACGACACTGAAATCCATTATGTAGGATGATACATAGTGTATCCTTACGGCTTTTCATCACATATATCCCAATTTTAAACCGAATATTTTTGGCCAGAATCTATTCCGAACGAATACGATTGACCTTTTGAATTTGAATCTTTTGAATTTGAACCGAATATTTTCCTGGGTTTTACTTCCATTCCTTCGGAATCCGAATCTCTCGGAGGGAACGTTTTATAAACATCCGGCACCCATAAAAATCATAAATCTCAGTACCCCCTTCGGGCGATTCCCCTTCGGTGAATACTGCCCATTCGGGCGATTCCGACTGCGATATCGTGATGAATTATGGTGCCGATAACGCCGGGGTGTCATTTTTCGTATTATACGTATGTATTATACGTATATTATACGAATTTTATGTAAATAGTATAATATACGCATCATTCTATGCCCGGAAGAAAACGGTCTGGCTTGGCCAGGGATAGACGAGCCTATACTTGGTCAAACGAAACCCCTTGGTTGCCACCTGTCACGTATACCATTACATATAACGGTAATACCAACACTGGCGGTAATGGACCAACGGATGGTTCTTCGCCGTATACTCACGGTTCAACTGTAACCGTTTTAGGAAATACAGGAACATTGGCAAAAACCGGATTCACATTCTCCGGATGGAACACCGCCGCAAATGGTTCAGGAACGACGTATTCCCCAGGAAATACATTCGTAATCAACGCGAATATCATACTTTATGCGCGATGGGTGGCCGTCCCTGCCGTAACAGCGCCGACGGCATTATTCGGCGTAGGCGGCAACCAAGCCGCGTATATTTTGTTCACACAAATCGGAACCGTAACAAACTACGAATACTCTACAGACGATGGCGCCACGTTTCTGCCATTTAATCCTCCACAAATTTATAGCCCCGTAGAAATAAACACACTCTCGTCGGATGGAGTGACACGGTTAACAAATGGCACCGAATATACCGTCCGACTAAGGGCCGTGAATTCTGGCGCGCAGAGCAGCGATTCCGCCTCCGTAAATGTGACTCCCACCGTAACATCCCTGGAATCTACGGGGCGCATCATCTACCTGGATGCGAACAACACGAGTTCTTACTCTGGCTCAGGAACGACATGGACGAACCTTGATTCTGGCGGGGCTTATAGCGCAACACTCATCGGAACGCCGACATTTGACGACACCACCACACCTGGCAATAAGTATTTTGACTTTAATCGCGGAGCAGCTACGGGGCAATACGCCCAAATTACGCAAGCAGCGGCAATCAATCCCGTTGTAAACCAGCCCTTCACGATTCAAATGTGGGTTAGAATCAATAATGTTGGAACACAGGGAACACTGGTAAGTAAAATGTTCGGCGCCGGCCCTCAAGATTATGACGGATATAAT